CTACGTTCCAACACAGATCAGGCCGTAAACCTGATAAATGACATGCTTCCGCTGGGCGTGATCACCGTGGACGAGGCCCGCGAACTGCTCGACCTTCCAGACCTGATGAACATCGACCAGAACCCCGGAGTGAGCTAAATGCAGACAATGGATCTCGAAGCCGAGTTTGTGATCGAAACCCGTGAGGACTCCGGCGACATCGCCGCCACGTTTTACGGCCGCGCCGTCCCCTACTCGACCGAAACTCAGATCGGTGGCGTCCGCGAATCGTTTGCACCTAACGCTTTTGATACGGCATCGGTTATCGGCAAGCCCATTGCCTACCGGCATGGTGAGCCCATTGGCGTGATCACGGGCGCGACGAATGAAGCAGACGGGCTCTACATCGATGGCACCATTGTCAATACCGTTTTAGGGCGCGACGCCGCGACCCTGATGCGCACAAAGTCAGCAAAAGGTCTTTCAGTCGGATTCACGCCGACGAAATCAGTTTGGTCTAAGGCCAAAGACGCCGTTACTCACATGGCCGCCACTTTGGCCGAGGTCAGCGTTACCCATATGCCCGCCTACCCGACAGCCGGTGTAAGCGTGATTCGAGAGGAAAGTGAAATGTCAGTTGAGACCGTCGAGGTTGACGCCGCCACGGCGGTAACCGCAGACATCGAGGCCCGCGAGGCCATCGCAGACGTGCGCCGCGAGGTTCACGAACTTGCCGCTAAGGCCTTCGTTTCCGAGGCTAAGCACGAACTCGCCCAGTTCCGTTCATTCGGTGACTACCGCATGGCGGTTATGTCCGGCGAGGTCGAGAACCGCGCACTGTTTGACCAGGTGACCGACAATAACCCTGGTGTCCTGCCCCCGAACTGGTCATTCATCGTTCGCGGCATCTTCGATCTGGGCCGCCCCACGATCAATGCTTTCGGCGTCGAGTCAGCCGGAACCAGCGGAACGACGATCAACTGGCCCTACTGGACGGGCGATTTGACCGAGATCGTGGCCGAGCAGGTCGACGAGAAGGACGAGATCAACTCGGTTGAGATCAGCATCCTGAAGGGCACCGCGACCCTCAAGACGTACGCCGCTGGATCGGACGTGTCCTACCAGTTGCTGCAGCGCTCCAACCCATCCTATGTCGACGCTCATAGCCGGATCATGCTGAACTCGTACGTGCAGGTGACCGATATCGCGTTCGTCGCAGCTGTGTACGGTGCTCGTACCCCGTACGCCTACGACATCACCACCGACACGGACGGCTCGGACTTCCGTGAGGCCGTGTTCGGCGCATCGGTGAACGTTCAGACCGCGACCGGCATGCCCGCCGAGTTCGTCCTGGTCTCCCCGAACGTGTTTAAGAAGATCGGTGGTTGGTCGACGTTCTTCCCGTCCAACTACGGCACGTTCAATGTTTCGGGTACGGCAGTCGCCAGCACCCTCGGCGTCAACGTGTCCGGCCTGCCGGTCATCCTCGACCGCAACATCGGCGGAAACGCGATCCTCGTGTCGAACCGTGAGGCAGCCCGTTGGATCGAGGACGGCCCGCGCTTCGCGCAGGTCGAGAACGTCGCCCAGTTGGGCCGCGACGTGGCCATTTACGGCTACGGAGCCTCGCAGATCATCTCCGGCGCAGGCATCCAGTCCCTAGAGGACTAATCCAGTAAAGGGAGGGGACCGACAATGGCGCTCGTAACAGGCGAGGAACTAGCAATCGCGCTAGACCTCGATTACGAGGACGAGGTAACCGCAGCGACCCTTGACCAAGTCGCCGCAGCCTCAGATGACATTGTCGGTTCCCTCCTGACCACCGGGGCCTACGAGGAAGAACCACCAGCCTGTAAGGAAGCAGCACTTTCAGTAGGGGTGGAGATCTTTCAGGCACGCACCGCAGCCGGTGGACAAGCCGTATCCACGGATTTCAGCGCAGGCCCCTATCGGCTCTCGGTGTGGGTGACCCGTCGAGTCCATGCTTTGATCATGCCCTATGCCAACGTCGGCGGGTTGATCGGATGACAGCCCTATCGACCGAGGCCCGCGAGGCTATCGTCGCGTCGCTCAGCGGGCTCGGTATCCGTGTCTACAACTACGCCCCGCCCGTACCGTCGCCGCCGTGCGTGGTCGTCATTCCCGATTCTCCGTGGATTCGACCTACGCGCATCGGATCAAACCTGAACTATGAGGTCCGGTGGCGGTTGCTGCTGGTGATCAGTCCGAGGAAGAATGATGCCGCGCAGTTCGATTGTGAAAACTACGTTGACGCGATCCTCGATGCCCTTCCGGCTAACTACTTGTGCACCTTGGTCGGCCAGCCTCAACTGACTGACACGGGCGCGCAAGGTACCGTTATCACAACTGAAATCAATATCCAAGCAAATATGAAGGAGTAGAAATGCCTACCGTACAGATTACGGGCGCTCAGTTCACCGTGTCGGTGGGCGCGACCGCCTATTCCGCCCAGGTCACCTCGGGCACCATCACCACCACGCCCACGGTTACCCGCACCAAGACGCTTTCGGGCGTCGCGTTCGACCAGACAGACCTGAACTCGACCCTCACCATCGAGTACCTGTACGACGACAACGCAGGTCTCTACGACGCTCTCCAGACCGCTATCACGGCCGGCACGGCGCTGGCTGTCAGCGTTCACGGCGCCACGGGCGTCTGGACCGGTGCAGCAATGTGGCCGGACTCCGCTGACGTGACGTTCGATGCGGCCGGTGTCGCAACGGCCACGGTCAACTTCCAGGGCGATCTGACCTTCGCCTAAACAGAACGGGGAAACGCCATGCACCCAAACGTGCCTGAACTAAAGATTTACATCGAGGGAACCGAAACGGTCTACCAGTTGCAACAGGTGGACATTTGGGAATATGGCGACCTCGTGCACAAAACTAAGACGGAAGCCTCAGACATGGGCCTACGGCTCTGGGCGGCGTTTACGGCTACCACGGGGGAGCAGCCGAAAACGTTTGAACAGGTCAAGAACTGGGCCCGCAGCAGAAAGGTCTACGTCGAGGTGCTCGACAACGCGGACCCTACCCAAACGGAAGCCACAACCGCCTAGTCATACAAGTGGCTCTCCGCATAGGCAGACCGTACACAGAAGTCCTGCAGTACCCGCCAGAAGTGTTCGCGACCATCGTGGAGGAATTGTCAGATGCCAATCGCTGACACCTACGTCGATGGACTCAATGACGTCCTACGGGCTTTCCGAAAACTGCCTAAGGAAGCCTCTCAGGAACTCAGAAAAGCCTCGGGCAATATCGCTGAGCGTTACATGGTGCCCGCATGGAAAGATGCGGCATATTTTGCTGGACCGTGGAACCAGGTGCTAATGGACAGCGTCAAAGTGCGCCGAGATCGCGTTCCGGCCGTTTCCATCGGTGGAAATAAGAAGGTCCTATCTGGTGGCGGTACCGCGACCATGGTCCGCTACCCGTCATCGAGCGGTGAAGGTAGACAGTCCTGGGCACCATTTCAGCAAACCGATTGGCTGAAAGCCACTAAAAACTATAAGCCCGCAGCCATTCGTGAATGGGGCGCAGCAGTCGACGCCATAGTGCGGAAATGGGACACCCTCTAATGGCTAAAACCCTAACCGTCTACCTAGCCGCTGACGTTTCCCGCCTCAACCGGGGACTAGATCAAGGCCGCAGCGCCCTTGGATCTTTCGAGTCCACCATTGGCAAACTCGGCCTAGCCCTCGGGTCAGTATTCGCCGCACAAAACGTCATCGACTTTTTCAAGGATTCAGCCGCAGCAGCGCTTGAAGATGATAAAGCCGTACGCAGCCTCAACCAGACCCTAGAAAACGTAGGATTTGGGGCCGCAGCCGCCAGCGTGCAAGATTTTGTGGACCGTTTACAGCGGGCCACGGGCGTCAGCGACGGGGAACTTCGCCCAGCACTAGATCGGTTACTCAGGTCTACGTCGAGCATTGAGGAAGCCGAGAAAGCCCTATCTCTGGCCCTCGACGTATCCGCGGGATCAGGCAAAAGCCTGCAAGCCGTAGCCGACAGCCTCGGCAAGGCATACGACGGCAATACTGCCGGTCTAGGACGCCTCGGTATCGGACTGGACAAAGCCACGCTAGCCACCGGTGATATGAACAAAATCACCGCAGCAATAGCCAAAACTTTCGATAATCAAGCATCTGTAGCCGCGGAGTCATTCCAGGGCAAGATCAACCGCGTAACCGTTGCGGTTGATGAAGCCAAGGAAGCAATTGGCTACGCCCTCCTCAATGCCATTGATGACGTGTCGAACAGCCTTGGCGGAACCTCTGGACTCACAAATAAAATTGATGATTTGGGTGTGCAACTAGCCGGAGCCGTGACCGGAGCCGGTTACCTAGTTAGCGCAATGCTGGGAGTCAAAGGCATTGTCGAGGACGTCAGAGGCGCACTAGAAGATGCCAATCCGGTCCTCTATGAGTTTTTCAAAATTGCGACAAAAAACCCCATAGGTTTGCTGATTGATTCACTCAATGCATACAAAAACATGCATGAATCGGCAGCCGGAGCAACAGAAAAAGACGCCGCAGCCGCAGGTATGTCTGCTAACGCGCTTTCTACGTTGCGTTTGCAGGCGCAGCAGACCGCAATCGAGCAGCAGAAACTAGCAGCCGAGGAAGATAAAGCAGCCACCGCCCGCAAGACAGGCACGTCAGGCGTCGACGCCATGACTCAGGCCCTCAATGCACAAAAGGGCGTCATTGGTGAACTGATCACCAAACTTCAGCAGCAAACCACCGAACTCGATGCCGCTAACGTCAAGGTCAAGGAATACGCCGAAAACATTGCTGGCAGCATCCTGAAGGAAGTAAACCTCGGGCAGGCCGCCGAAACCGGAAAGCAAACCGGGCAGTCATTACTTGAAGCCTTTAACGCGCAAGTTAACCAGGCTAAATACTTCGGCAACGTCCTTACGGCGATCAAAGCCCAAGGCGCTGACCAGTCCCTCATCCAGCAGATCGCTTCCCTAGGACCCATGGCTGGATCAGCCCTCGGCCAGCAATTGCTCGATGAAGGACTCGTCCCACAGATTAACGCCTCATGGGTCGACGTACAGAAAACCGTCTCGGATCTCGCCCTAGGACTTGTGCCCGACTTCCTCCTAGCGGGTCAGGAATCGGCCGTCGGATACGTCAATGGCACTATCAAGCAACTGGAACAGGAAGAAAACCGCCTCCGCCAGATCGGTAAAAACATTGGTAAACCAATCGGGGCCAATATCAAGGCCGAAATCGCTAAGGCTGTAGCGGAAGCCGTCAAGGAAGCGGAAGCAGCGAAAAGCGCCGCCGCAGCGGAACGGGCTTCGCAAATCGCCGCGCAGCAGGTGGTCGTGACGGAGCAGCAAGTCGCCCAAGCACTCAACCGGCTGATCGTGAACTCCAACGCCCGCACCGGCTACCAAACCGCACCAGCCACTAGCCCAGTATTCGGATGATCACCGAAATAGCGATAAACGGCACCGCCCTCGACCTCGACGGCGTGGTCTACAACGTCGCCGTATCCCACGGCCGGAACGATATTCAGTCAGCGCCGCAAGCCTCGGACGCCCGCGTTCTCCTGCGTGGATTCTCCGAAATCCCGGCCGAAATCGGGGACGTGCTACAAATCCAGGCCTACTCGGAAGCCCGGTTTACCGGCACGGTTACCGATATCACTCTCACCCACGACTACTCATACCAGGGCAACTACGTGCCGACGCTTGAACTCACCGGCACCGGGCACATGGCCAAACTCGGCTACATCCAAGTAGGTACCAGCGGATACGCAAAGCAAACCTTGAAAAACCGCGTAGAAGCGATCTTGACTGACACCGGCCTAGTGAACTATTCGAACGTCGCCCCGTACCTAGAACAGCAGCACCTCGACGCTCAGGACGGCGGCTACAACGCCCTCACGCTGCTTACCGACCTCGGGACCCAAGTCGGCGGCACCGTAGGAGACTTCCCCGACGGAACCGTGTTCTGGGAGTCATATAGCAG